GTCCTGTATGACGTACTCCTCGTACCAGGTCCGCGTCGGGTCGTCCGGCATCAGGAGGGCCGTGCCCTGCGCCATGGCCGTGATCGTCTGCGTCCTGCTGGTGCCCGGGTCCGTGATCGTCACGGACGGGAGCTCCCAGATTCCACCGGGCCCCGCCGCCGCGCCGTGGTTCAGCGTCTTGAGGACGGCGTCCATCTCCTTCACGCCGAGGGAGCTGATGATCCCGTCGAGCCACGAGTAGTCCGCGGCGTTCATGAAGAGGTGGTAGCACCCGTTCGGGGGCTTGACACCGTACGCCTTCAGGCTGCCGATGGCGGCGCCGATCATCTTGTTGAAGTTCCCGTAGTAGGAGCCGTTCCCGAAGGACGTCGAGGTCGTGTACTGCGTGGTCGAGGCGTTGTAGAACCCCGAGATCGCGTAGTTGGTCCCGTCGGCCTTCCACCCCTGGAACACCAGCGCGTCCTCGAGGACCGCCATCTGGTAGGCCTGCGAGTTCGCCCCGATGCGGGTGATGTCGATGGACCCGCCGGCGTAGTTCTGGAGCGCGTTGAACTCCTTCCTGTCGATCTCGATCTGGTGGCGCAGGATGGGGAGCTGAACGTTCTCACGGCTGAGCCGCGGCGCGTCCTTGATGTCGTTGGGCCTCGGCAGCTGGTAGCTGATCGTGGCCGGGCCCGCGTCGGCCAGACGGATCGCGTCGACCGAGTAGATGCCCTCTCCCTTGATGTTCGGGTTGGCGGTGATCGCCTGTCTCGCGACCGTCCACGCCCTCAGGGGCTGGATGATCTCGAGGTCGATCGCCTGGCCAGCTCGGAACAGGAGTGGCTCGAGAGTGATTGTCATGTGTCTCGTTCCTCCTTAAATCATGCTCAGGCAGCGGATGCTGCTGGCCGAGCTGGTGGTCGTAACGCTCTCCGTCGCCTTGGCGACGATGCGCAGGCTGGGGTGCACGAGGTGCAGCCAGATGCGGCCGGCGCACGCCGAGGAGCTGCCCGGCGTGTACACGATGGTGCGGCCGAGCGCGTTGCTCGTGCCCGCCCCGACGACGTATCCGGGGTAGAGCAGGAACTTGCCGTACTTCGACGAGCCCCCGTTGTCCTCGCCTCCCATGAGGAGGTCTCCGATGGTCTCGGCCCCCGTGCTCGCGCCGAACTGATTCGCGCATATCGGCGAGGTTCCGTTGATCGAGATCCCGTCGAGGATTCCGTCGACGTCGCCACCCTCGGTGGTGTTGTCGAAGCCCACGTCGATCGTGGTCGCGAGCGCGGTCGTCGGGTCGATGAAGCTGTGGTGGCCGACGATGCAGTCGACCGGCACGATGATCGCCGTCTTGACGATCGCCGCCGCCGTCGCGTACGGCAGGGCGAGGAAGATCCCACCAGGGGCGGGCATGACCGGCCCCGCGAGCTGGCCGTTGAACCAGTTGCAGAGGAGATCGCCCTGCTTGACGGTCTGGTAGGTGTGCAGGCTCGCGTAGATCCCGAACCCGCCTCCCATATAGACGCGTGTCTCGTCCCCGTTCGTGTACGCCTTGGTCACGTCGGCCGGGCGCGCGTTGGTGTCGACGTCTTCGTATCCGATCCACCCGAACGGCATCTGCGTCGGGAGGTTGGCCACGTATGCGTCGTTGTCGCTGTATCCTGTGCCGCTGCCGAGCCTAGCGCCCGACGCGGCGAGGCGACCGGGGACGAACTTCGCGATGTTCGTAACCTCCGCGACGTTCATCGGAATCGCCATTGGGACTCCGCCGAACCAGACGATCTTGTTGATCAGTGGGCTCGGCGCTCTCTGTCCAGTCATCTCACGCCTCCTTCCTGAATGGCCCGAGCGGAACCCAGTCGCGCTTGCCAGTCTGCTCGTTGTAGACGGCGCGCCCGACGGTGCTCTCCCCCGCCCTGTCCGGGCTGTCGGAGAGTCTCGCGTTCAGCTGGGCCGCTTTTGCCTTGACCGCCTGCTCGGAGAACGGGCTCCCGTCGCCGGCGGCCGTGCCGCTCGGGACGTGCTCGAGACCCGTCAGATCGGTCTCCCCGCCGCTGCCGGCGAGGGCGTTCTGCCTCGACTTCATGAACCCAACAGGGTCCGCGATGAACTCCTTATAGAGCTGCTCGGTGGCCTTCTGCGCCCCCGGCTTCAGAAGGTTCGTGAAGTCCCTCTTCCGCCCCATCTCCTCGAGGGCGTCCCTCTCGGACACCTTCTTGGTGAGGGCGGCGATCTGCGCCTGGAGGACGGCGATGTTCTTCTTGTTGCCCTCAGCCTCGTCCTCGAGCTCCTCGTCGTCCTTGGGCGCGCCCTTGCCCTTGTCGTCGGCGCCGCACTTGGCCTTCCTGGCGGCCTCGGCCTTCGCCTTCTTGGCGGCCTCCGCCTCGGCCTCTGCCTCGGCCTCTGCCTCTGCCTTCTTTGCGGCCTCGGCCTCGGCCTCCGCCTTCTTGCGGGCCGCCTCGGCCTCCGCCTCAGACCTCTTCTTGTTATCCTGTTCTCCCATAGATACCTCCTCCTTGGGTAGGTTGTTCGTCTCGCTCTTCTCCTCGCCGAACTCCTTCGAGTGGCTCTCGAGGTGGGACCGCACGCTCTCGGCTATGCCGGAGATACCGTCCGTCTGATCGAGCCTCCCGAGGGCGGCCCTGACGCCGTTGGCGTTGAGGGTGCCGTCGGGCTCGTGGTGGCCCAGCCTACACCCACCGAAGGTGTCATCGGTCACCGCCGCGAAGTGGGAGCGAATGTCGCTCCTCTCTTCCTCGGTCAGATCATCCCAGACCTTGTCGGTATAGTCGCCCAGGGACGGCTTGGTCCACGACCCCGTCCCCTTCTCGTAGTCGCTCGGGTTCTTCGGAACGTAGGGAAACTTGCTTGCGTTCTCGCGAGCGGCGGCGTCGGTTGTCTCGACGGCGCTGCTCTCGGACCCCGGCATGCCCTGCCCGGCCCGCCTGAGGAGCGTCTCGAGGTCGTTCATGCTCTCCCCGACCATCTCCTCTATCTTCGAGGTGAGGTCGTGGAGGACGCCGAGATAGCCCCTGAGTTTGTCCTTGTTCTTTCTTGAGAACTCGGCCCCTACGTTCTCCTGATCGCCTCTCACATCATCCATACCTCCCTCCATCTGGTTGAGGGTGTTCACGACCGCGGACAAGTCCCGCTGCTCAGTGCCCGTGAGGGCGTCGCGGGGGAACAGGAGGATGTGATCGGGGTGGATATCCCCGACCAGATACTTCCCGTCCTCCGTCTCGCGGTCCGTGAATGCGCTGCTAACTCCGAGGCGCGCGTCGTCGTAGAGGTTCTGGACCTCGGCGTCGCATATGTCTCCGAGGTCCACCTTCAGCAGGGGCCTGCCGATATGCTTGCTCAGCAGCGCCACCCCCACCGAGTAGCCCACGATCCGGGCTCGGACCTCGTCCGTGCTCGCGTCTCGTAGGGTCTTCTCGGGATCCCTCGCCAGCCCGCCTATCTTGACGTGCTTGGCTCCGAAGACGATGGGGACTCCCTGGCCCCACTCGCCCACTGTCGGCTCGAACGCCGACTTGGGATAATACGTTCCCTGCACGCGCCCCTTGTCGTCGGGCAGCCACTGGTCGAGGCCCTGTAGCACGGTGTTTCCGAACCTCGTGCACCTCTGACCTGCGCCGGCCCCCGCTCCTCCGCTCGGGATCTGCATCATCGGAGCCCACCTCGCGTTACTCTTCTCCTTGCGCGCCACCCACTTGTCGCCCTCCTTCTTCCACCTCTTCTTCAGGCTGGCCCACATGATCGGGGCCGCCCTCTCGGCCTCGTAGCCGTCCTCTCTGAGGGCGCGGTAGATGCGCCCCGCCTCCGCCACCATGCCCTTGGGGGCGCCGGGGCCGAGGTCGGGCGTCACGTACGGCGGCATCGTGGCATCACCCCCATGGCGTCGGGGCTGCGCTCGAGCCCGAGGTGCCAGAGGAACATCCTCTGGACCTCCCACCGCGAGGCGGCCTCGATGGTACTCTCGGAGCACTCCTCCTCGAACTCGGGCGGGACCGTGACCCAGATGTTCAGTGGGTTGTAGACGGTGAACCACACCCACGCCGCCTCCGCGCGCTGCCTGGCCATCTCGACGAGGAACGCGGTCATCACGGGGTTGGGCCCGACGCGCTCGAGGGGGGAGTGGAGGCAGTCCTCCGTGGGCATCGCGGCCGACGGCATCAGTAGACCCTCCCGGGCTCGAGAGCGATGACCCTCAGTAGGACCACTTCTAGGCTCGGCAGCGCCGCCTTGGCGAGCCCGAGCATCGCCTGGGCCGCGTCGGGGATGTAGTCGAACTCCGGCAGAGACCTCGGCCCCGCGACGGAGTTGAGATACCGCGCGAGCGTCGGCTCGTCCGACGACCACTGCCCTCCCTCGTTGGAGGCGCGGGACTTCCCCACCCTGATGATGACCTTCGTCATTTCTTACTCCCCCTCATCACTCCTACGATGAACTTAAAATACTCGGGGTCGCGGGCCGCGAGCTCCCCGGGCGTCTCGTACACCCTCTGGAGGCCCTGCGACACGATCTCGGTCGAGTAGTGGTCCTTGCTCGGGTCGGCCGCGAGCTCGGGGGTGACCCCGATGTCGCTCGACCTGTACTGCTTGCCCATGTAGGGGTCGATGAAGCGGTCGGGCTTGGTGATCTCGTCGGCGCCGTAGCCGCGGCCGGGGTAGAGATCCGCCAGCCTCACGTCTGGCTCGCCCGCCGTCCTCGACGTCAAGAAGTCGACCGCCGCGCGGTGGACCTCGGGGTCGCGGTCCTCGAGGACGTGGCCGAGCTCGTGGACGACCTTCTCCGGCCCGTCCCCGCGCGTGACGGAGAACCCGTTCCCGCCCGCGCCCGCGCGGCCGCCCGGCTCGAGGATGCGCACGGAGACGGGGCTGTGGCTCGACACGTCGACGTCGACCATCGAGCCGAACCACTCCGACCCGACCGTGAGGCCCTCGGTCATCTCCAGGGCTATCCCCTCGTCCGGGGCGAGGTCCACCTCGTGGCGGGCGCTCTGCCCGATCGCGGCGAAGATCTCCTTCCTACCCTCGTCGCGGAGGCCCTGCACCTCGTGGATGGCGGCCCACATGGCGTCGCTCTTCGGCTTGACGACCTCGTCGTACGCTCGGTTCAGCTCCACCTGGTAGGCCTCCCTCTCGGCGGGCGTCCCGAGGTGGTCCCACACCTTGTCGTGCAGCGGCTTCACCGCCTCGAACGCCTTCTCCTCCTCGCTCTGGAGGGCCGCGATCCTGCCCTTGAGGGCCTTGTACTGGGCCTTCCTCTTGTCGTAGATCTGCTTAACCCTCGAGTGGACGGCCGCGGGGCTGCCACCACCCCCCGACGAGAACTTGCCCGCCTCGTCTCGGGACATGTCGGGGTTGTAGGCGGGGTGCCCGGGCTGGAAGACGCTCTCCTGCTCGGAGGCGCGGCTGACTATCTCGATCTCGGCGTTGAACCTCGACTCGGGCATCACGCCACCTCCACCGTGAACACCTTCCAGTAGACGAAGCCCTTGCCCTCCCGCTTCATTGTTTGCCTCACGTCGTCCACGCGAACGACGCGCAGTTGGCTTGGGTTAATTATCATCTCGTTCTCTGAGCCACCTCTGTAGTAGAATCCCCTCGTCGCGCCGTCCCCGACGAGGCGCATCATCGGCTTGGCCGCCTGCCAGTCGGGGTCGAGGACGCCCTCCCCAGCCTCCGTGACGTAGCCCGTGAAGGCGTTCGCCTTGTTCGGGTTCAGTGTCCACGACTGGAACCCCTTGTCCTCGCACACGTCGCCGACCTTCATACCGTAGAGGGTCTCGGAGTGGTCGTCTCCTATTCCCCTGAAGAGCTGGACGCCCTCTGGCAGGGGCGGGGACTCGTCCACGACGCCCTTCATTGCCTCGATCTTCTCTTGGACCTCGGGCGTGGGGTCGGCCTTCCCCCTCATCTGGTTGTTCATTCTGCGATAGCCAAGCTGCTCCGTGTCCTTCTTGCCAGAGGGGTCCTTCTTAGCGGCATAGAACTTGACGGCCTCCTCGTCTCCGGGCTGGAGCTTGGTCTTCTTGAGGCCGAACTCCTTCTCCTGAGCCAACGCGTATTCCTTGCCTGGCACGTCGTATTCCCTCTCGCGCGTGATCACCTGCCCATAGAAAGCGTCGACCGGGGGCATGGGCGGCGACGACCCTCCGTCCCCACCCGGTGAGAACTTCCCCCCCTCGTCCCGCCCCTGGTCGGGGTTGAACGGCTCGTGACCGGGCTGGAAGACGTTCTCCTCGGACTCCCCGACCGGCTCGTAGAGCCCCATGAACCTCTCCGCCTCTATCATCTCGCCACCTCGCACCTGACGACGGTGACGCGCCTCGTCTCGGGTATGGTGGGCCATACCCTCTCGTCGCGGGTCTCGACGCCGGTTATCCTGAACGCGGTGCCCCTCGGCATGATCACCTCATCCTCCTCCTTGTTGTAGACGGCGTGGATCGGCTCGGTCGGGTGGATCTCGAGGACCGTGTATTCATCTCCCGTCGGGGGGATCGGGCTGCCGTCCCTCGCGAAGTTGGTCCTACCGAACGTCCTGACGGCCCAGCTGCGGTCCGTCGTCGTGCTCTGGTAGGCCTTGTCGACTATCACGTCGCCCGGCCGCGGCTCGCGCCCGAGGGCCTCGCTCAGGTGGGCGATGTCGATGCCCCTGTAGAGGGTCGGGTCCTCGAGCTCGCTCGGGTCGAGCGTGGTCTTGGCGATGGCCGCGTCGAGGACCTTCACGTCCTCCTTGGTGTTCGCGCCAAGGCGCCCGCCGCGCAGCTCGCGGTTGATCGTGGCCGACCTCACCCCGCCGCTGCCTATGTAGTCATAGATCGTGGCTCGCTCCACGTAGTCGAGGTCCTTGTCCGCGAACATGTCTCTGAAGTCGCGGAGCTTGCCACCCCTCACCAGGCTGGCCCCGCCACCTCCTCCAGAGGTGAAACGACCCTTCTCGTCTCGACCCATGTCTGGATTGTATGGCTCGTGGCCGGGCTCGAACCTGTGAGTCCGCGACTCGATCGGGTCGAAGCCGAGGGTGGCGATCACGCCCGCCGGGGTGACGGCCAGTAGCTCGTCATCGTCCTCGGGGTCGGCGTCGGGGACGCTCCTCCAATCGACGGGCGCTCGGACGCGGCCGTGGTGGACGTCGTAATCAAACATGCGCGGCCTCCCTCCAGGGAGTGAATACCTCTGGCGCGATGTACCTCTGGAGCGCCACGGTCGGCGTGTTGCCCAGCCTGGCCGCGACGGCCTTCGCCACCTCGCGCACCGCCCTCTTGTACGCCGTCTTGGACGTGGGCGCCTCCGTGCGGGCTACGAGGGACGCGGCCGTCGACGTGCCCAGCGCGGTGCGGAAGTCCTTCGTCTTGAAGCCGCCGCCGTCCAGCCCGTGCACGTAGTCGGAGAGCTCCGAGGGGCCGACGGTCGGGAAGAGCTGCCCACCGGGGCCGGAGGCCTCGGCGCGGGCGACGAGCATGTCGGCGATGGACTTGTCCTCCACGGGGACGTCGAGGTCGACGCCCTTCTTGCCCACGAACTGGAGCCTCACGCCCTCCTCGGTGACGACCACGTGCCTGCCCTCGAGGGTCGTGGCGCCGTAGGCCCTGACGTCGCCCCTCGTGTCCTTCTCGCTGCCGGGGCGGATGCCCGTCTCCATGACGAGGGCGGTCAGGTCGGCCTCCTCCGTCCCCCTGTTCGCCTCGTTCTGGGCCCGGATCTCGTCGAACCTGTCGGCCATCTCGGAGACCCTCGCGAACTTCGCCGCCTGCTGCTCGGAGTCGTAGCGCTCGGAGTAGATGTACTGGGTCCGCCCCTTCGAGTCGTGCCCCTTCGCCACGAGGTCGGCGTCGGGGTTCGGGTCGACGACCACGTCTGTCCACGCCGGGGGTATCCCGAGGGCCTGGACGTGCCCCGGCGCGGGAGTTCCGTCGGCGAGCACCCACGCCTTGCCGACGCGCGAGACGGGCGTCGACGCGCCCCCTCCACCGGACCACTTGCCCTCCTCGTCGCGGGACATGTCCGGGTTGTAGGCCTCGTGGCCCGGTTCGAAGACGTGAGCGCGGAGCGTGCTCTCCTGACCCCTCTGGACGGCCTTGGTGTCGCACTCGCACTTCGGGTGGACCGGGATCTCGGGGCACTCGTCGATCGGGTAGCGCCCGGGGCCGTAGCCCACGTCGGCCATCGCGATGTCCATGCACTCGGGACACGTCTTGTCGCCGAGGAGCCAGTCGACGAAGGAGACGCCCTCGTCCACGTATCTCTGGTGCTCCCCCACGTGGACCAGGCGCGACATCTCCGTCTGCGCCACCAGCGCGGGGTCGTGCGCCTCCTCGTCGATGACGCCCCTGAGGTCGCGGGCTATCGCCCGACTGCCCTTCCCGGAGCGGACGCCCTCCTCGATCGCGTCCACGACGGCCGACCTCGTGGCCTCGGCGCCGTCCCTGATCCACGGGACAAACTCCCCGCGTATCGTCGTGCCGCCCCGCGTCTCCATGTCGTCGCGATACCTCTGGGCGAAGGCCTCCGCGGCGGCGTAGTTCAGCTCCTCGTAGTCTGCTCCCAGCCTGACGGCCCCGCGCCTGTCGCCGACGAGGTAGGCGTCGATGCCCGCCCTGGCGAGGGTCTTCGAGAGGCCCGACTGATACTCCTCGAAGGCCATGCCTATCGCCCTGACCACCGCCGGCTTGACCAGCGGGCTCGCCCGTCCACTCGGGCCGGCCGCGCGGGCGACGGCGCGAATCACGTCTCGGTCACCTCGACCACTATCTTTGCCGAGGGCCACGTCCACGACTGCACTGGGGCCGTGCGCTCCCCGTCGAACTCGGCGTAGTGCCTCCCGCCGTCCGTGGTGGACCCGAGGTCAATGATCTGTCTCATCTGTGCAGCGCCCTCTCGACGTCGTTATAGAGTTTGTCCCTTAGTCGGGCGATCTCCGCGCGGGCGTCCGCGACCACGCGCTCCTCCACGGTGCCGTCGGCGATGGCGCGGAGGGCCGTCTGCTGGCCCCCGGGCTGGCCCCCGAACCCGCCCGGCTGGGCGCCCGGCGCCCTGCCCAGCGCGGTGTTCACCTTCCCCCAGAACTCGGCGTTCTGAAGGAGGTAGGCCTCGACGGCCTCGTCCCCCTCGCCGTATACGTCCTCGGGGATGTCGATCTCATAGCCGAGCTTCTCGAGGACCTGTAGCGGAGGCGCTATCCCGGTGAGGGCGCCCGCCGCGGCCTGCTTCGCCCTCAGGTCGCCCGGGTCGGCCTCTCCAGTCGGGAACTCGATGATCGCCTGGTAGCCCTCGAAGCCGTTCGCGTCGATGTACCACTGGGGGACACGGCTCCACTCCCTGCTGAGCCACGCCCGCATCGCGTCCACGTAGACGTTGTAGAGGGAGGTGGCCCCCACCGACGACCCGAGGGTCGATTGGTTCGGCTGGACCGCCTCCTTCGGGCTGAAGTAGTCCACGATGATCTGGTTCAGCGCCTGCGCCGTCGACAGCCCGGCGAGCTCGGACCCCGTCGTGTCCCCGAAGTCGACCGACTCGACCTTCATGTTCGGCCGCAGGACGTAGCGATTGTCCTTGCTGGCGTACTGGAGGATGGTGTTTGCATAGGTGATGTCGTCGATGAAGCCGTTAATCGCCGACGCCCCCTGTGGGTTCTCGACCCTGATGAAGAACCACGGCGCCCCCTTGCGGTTGATATACTGCATGTGGGAGTTCATCGAGTAGGTCATCATCTCGCAGAGGACGATGATTGGCTTGCAGATCGGCTCCCCCGCGAGCTCGTGGCCGATCGGGTCGCGGATCCAGAAGAGCGAATCGGAGTCGAGGAGCATCGGGTAGAAGTTAAATACAGACTGACGCTGCCAGAACTGCAACTTCCCCGTGTTCAGGCCCGACTTGGGGTCGCGCTCGAGGGTGACGCCCTGTAGGACCGGGCTGAAGACGAGGGGCTGGCCAATCGGCGGGTAGTCGAACGAGTGAGCGGGCAGCCTGACGAGGGCGTCGAGGCACAACTCGCTCCCGTGGCGCTTCCACTGCCACGAGAAGATGCCCATCCCGTAGCCGAAGGCGTCGGCGAAGGAGAACCGCATCTTCCTGACGAGGTCCACCCTCGGCGAGACGAGCATCATCTGGTTCAGCCTGTGCTGGAGCTCGGTCGCCGTGTCGTCGATCTTCCCCGCCTCGTCGACGACCCTGATTCGGATGCGGGCGTCGGGCGTCTCCGAGAAGATCATATTCATCTGCTTCACCAGGACGCCCTTCATCGCCCAGTGGTTCATGAGGTTATAGATCTTGTGCGCCGTGATCTCCTCGTTGAGCTGGAGCCACGAGACGAAGCTGTACTGTGGCAGCCACGAGGGAACGTAGTAGACGCCCTCGAGGGACGTGGACCCCGTCATCCTCGGGGACATGTCCGTGTCCTTCATGCCCCTCGGCAGTTGCGTCGTGAAGCCCGTGTAGGGCACCATCGCGGCCGGCGCGATCGGCGTGTTCGCCCGCTCCCCCAGGCGCGCCTGGCTCGCATCTATCTCCTTCTCCTTCGGTCTCATCTCATCCTCGGTGCGCCGCCAGACGACGGCTCATAGTCTGTCCTCATGCTCGGTATGCCCCTCGCCCGCGCCGTGGCCGACGCCGACGCCTGCGCGACCGGCGAGCCCGGCTGCTGGCCGTAGCCCCTCGACAGGTGCTCGTGCGCCAGCGAGAGGGCGTCGACCTGATCGTCGTGCACTCCGTTCGTTGGGAACGCCTCGAGCTCCGAGAGGAACGAGTGGTTCCACGCGCCCCTGACGAGGCGAATGAGCCCGTGCTGGGCCGCCGCCGACGGCAGCATCGCCCTGGTGGCCTTGTCTCCCGTCGGGCGCTCCCCGAACACGACGTATCCTGGCAGCACGTCTCGGGCGTAGTGCTCGATAACGCCCTTGCCCGCGCTGCCCCCCTCCTGCTCGAACCCAACCTCCGTGCCGTAGCCGTCCACCACCGCCGTGTGCTTGACGACGCCCTCTACGTTGCCCGGGTTCGCCCTGACGCGGACGACGTCGAGCGCGTAGAAGAGGCCCTCGTGCGCCCCATAGAGGAGGCCGACCGTGTAGTCGGGGTCGCGGTTCGAGGAGGACGGCTCGGTCGCGGCGAGGTCCCAGCACCTGACGGTGCGCATCCCCGACGGCACGCCCTCGACGACGCCAAACCACTCACGACGGAACATGTTGCCAGCGGCGACCCGTATGCTCCAGTCCCCGTAGAGCAGGCGGGCGCGGTCCACCAGGGGCATCGCGTCCAGCCGCCCCCTGTAGCCCGGGTCGACCCCCTCGAGGGCCGGATTGTCGGCGAGGCTCGCGGGGATGAAGGAGACCGACTTGGGGTCGCGGCCCGGGTACGCCTCGAGGAGTTCGCTCCTCGTGTCGCCCCAGACGAAGTCGTCGCCGTCTCGAATGAACCACCTGATGCGCCCCGACTTCTCGGGGTCGGGGAAGCGCCCCTCTGAGTCGAGCCACCAGGAGATGAATCCGTGGACCCACGAGTCGGGGTCGGGGTTGCACGTCGCCCTGACGCAGGGCCGGATCCCACAGACGGACCTGTTGCGGCTCAGGAGGTAGAAGAACTGGAACTCGGTGAACGACTCCACCTGGTCGAAGCCGATCATGCAGATCTGCGACCCCTGGTACTTGTATACGTCCTTCTCGTGCTCGGCGTGCGCGAACGAGACGGTGTCGCCGTGGGGCGGGAACGACCACGACAGGTCGCTCTCCTTGGCGGTCGCCCCGCAGATCGGGTAGATCAGGAACGACGTGTCCCACAGGGAGCCCTCCGACGTGATCTCCGGGTAGGTCCGCCTAAAGATGACGGACCCGAATCCGGGCGTGCCGACGCCGTAGAGGGGCTCCAGCAGGAGCCCGAACGTCTTGCCACCCCCGGCCGCCCCCCCGTAGATGGTTATGTCGGCGGAGGAGCGAAGAAACTCAGTCTGAGGCCCGGGCTGCGGCTCGATTCGCACCGCGGCGTCTGAGCAGGCCCGAGCACCAGAGGGCATATGCAGTGTGCACTTGCTGGAGTATATAAGGCGTTCTGAGAATAGGAGCCGTCGGGGCGTGACGGCGAGGCAAGAGCAGAAGAGCGACTAGTCCCAGGGACCACGGGGGCGGTGCGTCGACGTTTGCTCTACGCGCCCCCCTACCCGTATTTCATCGTCGTCCACGACGGCGCCTCCACCCCCTCCGCCTCAGCGCGGCGCCGCGCCGCGAGCAGCGCGAGCCGCCCCTCCATCCTGCCGAACCAGGCGGCGACGGAGCGGGGCATGCGCGTAGAGAACGAGGGGAGGTCGGTCGCCAGCCTGAGCGCCTCGGCGATGCGCACCACTCGCACGCCCGGCTGGCCCATTAGGGGGACGACTCGTCTGGACGAGGAGCTCCCCTGCATGGAACTGGTCACGACGGCGCCTCTCGCTTAGATGGAAGAAAGATGACGCCGATCGGGCTGCGCGAGTCGCCCCCAAGCTCCCTCCTCTCGGTCCACCTCTGCCTGTCGCGGTTCATGAGGAAGAACCTCAGAGCGGCCGTGTCTGGGGGGAGCTGACGCCTGGAGACGCGCATCCCACCGTCTGCGGTCTCGGTCGTGTCCTCCACCTCGTCGAAGCCCATCGCCCGACGGTAGAGGACCCGGGAGGCGCGGCCACAGCTCTCGACTGCGCCCTCCTTGATGGCCACGGAGAATTTATGGTGTTCCTTCGCCCACTCCCTCAGAGTGTCGACGTTGACGCTCATCGCCTCGGCGACCTCCTCCATCGTGTAGCCCGACCTCCGCATGCCCTCCGCCCAGTCCGGGTGGAGGTCGGGGTCGTAGAGGGTCGGGTGCCCCCTCCCCCTCTTGGGCGGTACTGGTCTGACCATGTGTGAAGAGGGGCGCGCTCGCCCCATATACCCAGCGCCCAGACTGAGAACGCCTGTGGCACGACTGGTCACGTCTGGGCTCAGTCTGGCCCCCGCACGCCTGGACGGATGGCCGCAGGCGTTCAGTCTCCGTCTGCGCCCACTCCCCCCCGGCGATACGGCAGGTTTGAGAAATGGAAGAGATTGTGAAGTTCAGTCTAGCCAACATCGAGGTGGCTAAAAAGGACTTTTCAGCCAGCGGGCGTTGGCGCAGAAGGACTTTTTAGCCACCTCGATGTTGGATCGACTGGACTTCACAATTGCTTCCAGTCGACCCTTGGCGCAGTATTTGTACACTTAGGGACGCCGCCCGCCCCTGAGCCCGACCCGAGCGAGTGGCCTCGGCGGCGGCCTCGTCACGACAAACTCGTCCGCGCCCGGCCCCGTCTCCAGGGCCGCGTAGACGCGATCGATCTCCACCCTCCTACGGAGGGTCTCCTGGACCGCTCGGCGCGCCTCGGCCACGGTGATGGAGGAGCCCGCGGCCACGAGCTCGGCCCGCACCACGCGCCTGACGTCGTCGAGAATATTCTTCGTCATGAGAAAAAGGGGAGGTGATCGTCTACTTCTTCACGACGGGGGACGCCCCGCCGATCTTGCCGCTCAGGACCCGGGCGCCGACCCTGGTGCCGGGCGGGGCCACGACGATCGGTCCCTTGCCCCCCTGTGGGGCGGCCGGGGCCTTGGCGACTGGCTTGGCGACGGCCGGGGCCTTGGCCTTCGGCTGGGCGGACTTGTCCGCCTTCTTGCCCTTGCGGGCGCTGCCGTCGCGCCACGTGAACCCACAGTCGTTGCAGTGCCAGATCTGGGTCTTCTCTCCGTCGGAGGTCGTGTAGTGCCCCGACTTCCGAGTGTTCGTCTTGCCGCACCGGACGCACGTCGGCTTCTCGTAGCCGCCCTTGGCGCCCCTGCCGGCCGGCGCCCCCTCGGGCGCGGCCTTCTTGGTTGCCTTACTCTTGGTTGCCATAGTGTTCTCAGTCGATCCGCCCGATTCGGCTCGGGTGATTCCCCTTTGGGAGCCGTCGGGGGATATATTCTCCGTCTCTCCCTGCGACGTGTCCTCGGGGGAGGAGTCGAACGCCGCCACCACGACCACGCGCCCCAGCGCCCGCACCAGCTCGACGGCCATCACGTGCTTGCAGGGGCCGCGCTTCGCGAAGTCTGGGCAGTCGCACACCAGGCCCTTACCCTCGGGGTCTGAGACGACGTGCGCCCTGACCATCCACGACCACCTGGTGAGGGGCGTCACGCCCCCCGCCGCGACGATCGCACGGGCCCTCTGGAGCCTTAGTTCAGTCTCCCCGGGCAT